GGTATATTCACGCTTTCCTTAGCTCTAGAAGTTTTATCTTCGTCATCGAGCAAACCTTGTTCATAATAAACATCATTTAAGTCGTTGTGTTGAAACTCTCCAAATTCGAAATTCCATATATCGTTTTTGCCAAGTCCTCCCCAAACCATTGCATCTAGCGTATACCAATCAAGAACCAGTGGGTCTTTACCCTCACTAGTTAGCACTAGATTCAATTTCTTTTTGAGTGCATCGTAAACTTCCTTTCCGTGTCCATAACATAGTCGTAAACTCTGCTCCATATTTTGAATACTCAAAGCTTCAGGATCAATACATTTCTTTATCCATAAAGCTGTATCTTCGACAACTGAGTATTCCAGTTTTGCCAAATAATTCATTCCATCGTGATGTTTGCTGAAACTACATTTCAAGAAACTAACATCATCTAGAGTAGTGTATTTCTTGTTTCCACTTTTGCTTGCATCAGTGTACTTAAAGTCATACTTTTCAAGTTGTTTTGAAATAGTATCACAATTGTAGATTTCACTAACTCTATCAGTTATATTCTTTAATTCATCATCTCCACAAACAACCGATTCCACATTTTCATCGTACGCTTCTCCTGTTGCCAAAGTTGGTTCAGCAACCTTCATTATATCAATCCAAATTGCAACATCAAGTATTTGATGAGCAATAGAATTAATCATCGTAGTAGCTGGATGTCCTGATGGAATACCTCCTGGTGAGCGATAAACTGTATTATTGACAATGTGTAGAGCTTCTGATACTTCTTTCTTCATAGCCTTTCTCATATTTTTCCAACTATCTTCCGGTGGTCCATACGTGTCGTACCAATCATCAATAACATCAAAAGCTCCCTCTATAAATTGTTTTCCAATACGTGGTCCAAAATCTTTGAAATCACCATCAAAAACACGTGTTCCCTTTGATTGCATTCTATAAGCCAATTCTGTCCAATCTGAGCCATTCACATTGATTCCAACGGAATGTCTAAGTTTGGCAAAATTTTTTATGAAGCTCATAGAAAATTCTTCAAATGCTTGTTTAAATTGGATCAATTGTATCATCTCTCCAATAGAAA